GGCGTGTCTGAGAGCGTTATAGCCGCACTGTCCTATTGAGTTAGGGGTGGCAGACAGATCACTTGGTATCTACCCTAGTGTCACCATATCAACACACCACTACATATAGCGTTATACCCCCTTACCCCCAGTTACTAACCAGTTGTACCCAGTACTCCACCGCTACCAATTAGTATACAACTGGCTAGCAGTGCACTACATACAGTGTTGTCTGTTGTTATACGGTATGAGTCCTTGATCGCAAGAGGGGGGCACTGGGGGGAAATACGAGACCCACTGGCGATATAAGGCTTGTTAAATTTATGTCAAAAATTAAGGAGGCCCCTCCAGAATAACCTGTAAGGGGCTTGTATTTCTTCTTAAGGTGTTTGTACCTCTTCTTAGCCTGACGGACCTTCTGGGGCTTCTTAGACCCCTTAGAGTACCGTTTACCTTGTTCCCGTGGACCAGTACGACTATACATGACTTAGCGCTGCACAGACACTAGGTAGATGCTCTTGGAGAAGCTTATAGGCCCCTTCTGCAATGATCCTATGTTCCAGTTGTGTCCCATTACCACAACGTAGTTGACAGTAATGAATCCAAGACCGGATAGTACCGTTCATATACAGTCTAGTAGGTGTAGCTAGGGGTAGTACATCTCTAGCACATTCTTTAGCTACACCAAGTTCAAGCAGTCGATCATAGGCCCTATAGGCCGTTACAAAGGCTTGAGAGACCAGTTTATCAGTCTCATGAAGTACCTCTAGCGGTAAGTCATCAATACTGTTCTGACGGTTCTTAGTATCTTGCCTACGCATCTCTGGTAGTTCAGGTCTGAGTTGTACCTCTGCGTAGCGTTGACTAAACTCCTGGAAGCTGAAGGATCGGTGACGTAGTATCTGTGCAGCGATGGACCTTGTGGTCTCCACCTCTACGCACATGTTAACCATCTCAAAGGGAGACCAATGTTGATGCTCGATTAGATACCTAATGAGTCGTTGGGAGGTCTCAGTGTTTGACTGGTTAGCTGGGTTACTTACCCTAGCCATGTAGGTAATAAGTTCTTCAGCGTTAGGAGTAATGTGAATAAGTTTGACTTGGTGGGTAGTCATTTATGATCTAATTGGTTGTAAGCGGATGGACGAATGTCATCGTAGTTAGATGGGATATAGCGATGCCGAGTAGATACCGTATAACCATCATCATCAAATGATTGTTGCTTTAACTCACTATAAGTTTGTACTGCTCTAAAGACATGTGTAGGTGTCTTACGATATGTTCTACTCATACGTTAACGGAAGTGAGGAGAGAGTTAATAACAGTAGTGACGGTAGTGGGAGGAGCTGCGCTCCTAATCCCTCACAGTACTCACAGTATTAACCGTAAATAGTGTAGGTTAGTGGAAGTTTGTGTCTTTTGGTTATACAGTACTTACGGTAATAACCGCCTACGGCGTGTTCTACAGTAAAGAAGATATAACCCCCTCTAGAAAGACTTATGTTAACTTCCCCAAGGTTAACTGTCTAGAGAGTAATAGTAGCTGGTGAACAAAGATAAAGGAAGGAATAGATGTGTCTTAGTTTACTAAGGCATGTCTATTCCTTACCCCTCGGAGAGAGTGGTCCACCCTCCACTCTCCCCTTAATCGGGTGGGATCTGTTTAGGTTGTGGCTTAGCAGCCACTAGACCCATGTAGGAATAGAGCTTTTTGTCTTACCTCTAGCCTTACGTCTTTGTTCTAAATTCATCCCAAAGACTAAGTGATTAGTAGCAGCTTTAGGATCATCTAGGAATGTGTCTAGTATGTCTTGCCACTCTTCCTGTTTACGCATCTTAACAGCTTCATAGGCAGAGATACCCATAGCATCTGTGAAATACTTAACACCTTGTGCTAATGAGTCTAATCTGTCATCATGTTTAACTGCACCCTTCTCACGACACATCCTACTCATTTGGTAGAAGAGCATATAAAGTAAACGCTCCTCTGGTGGTGCATCCTTATTGGAAGAGTAATCCCACTCTACCACCGACCTATCAACGATAAGTTTATGTTGATTCATGATAGGTTCTAGGGCATCAATGATACGATCTTCTTTACGTACATTAGCCCGTACTTCCTCTACGTCTATTGCTTGTTTAGTTTGTTGGAGGTGCTTCTTAAACAGTTCTGCGACGATACCGTCTCCGAAGTTTGTTTCGATGAGTAATTTAGTAACATTGTACCGCTTACACCCACGCAAGATGTCAAGAAGTGTATTGTCGCTATAACCGTCGCGATAAGCTCGTACTTCGTGAACGTAGAGAAACCCATTCTTTTGACTTATGTATGTTGCTGCTGTTTCATCACTTCCCCTACCACTTGGGTCTACGGAGCAAATGGTCTCGGTGTAGTCACTCCAGTCACCCTGAAGTTGCATAGGAGAATAGAAGTAATCTCCAGGTAGTCCTACGGTGGGGAGATCTTTGAGGACATTACGAGGATCAGAACACCACACCACAGCATCAGGTGCTTGAGTCGGATTAACAGAGGTAATGACAAGATCACTAAATTTAAGTGGGAACTTCTCTGCGTCACTAAGTGTTGTGTCTAACTGAAACTGTAGCATGAAGTTACTACGACCCATAGCAGCTTCACGTTCTACTAGGTCATCACTAGTAAAGCGATCAGGGTCTGTTGGTGCCCACTCCTCGACACCCATCTCAATGTCTTCTACAATCTGTGGGGATAGTAGACCTTCGTACTGAGATAGTTTATCCTTACGTGGATACCGAGCTGGCCAGACAAAGGGTCGGTAGTTACGTTCGGCTAGTTTGCGGTAGATAGTGAAGGTAGTCTGTGGTGTACCAAGGTACATGATACGACTGTCCTTCTTGGGTGTTAAAATGGACTCAGCCTCAGTACAGAGTTGCAATAGCTTCTCACGCATCATCTCAGTCATACTGTTACCAGGCACCTCAATGTCATCAAGAATCATCAAGTCGGCCCTGGAGCCTGTCAATTGACCGGTAATACCAACACTCTTAACGGATGGTGCTTGGTGAGGTGAACAGTTAACATCAAAGCTAATACGGCTCCATCGACTATCATCACTCTTAGGTCTAAGGTGCACTAGCCATGGTGTCTCAATGATCAACTTCTGAAGGAAGATAGACATGTTATCAGCACGCTCCTTAGAAGCCGATATAATCATAACCTTACGTTCAGGGTCATTGAAAAGTGTCCACAACACAAACGCTCCAGTAATCCAGCTTTTACCGACTCCTCGGAAGGCTTGAATCTGTAGTCGTTTAGGTCCGTGTTGTAAGTAGTCAGCAATGGCGTACTGTGCTCGGGTTGGAGAAGGAAGATCAAGCTGCTGCCACAGTGCTTGTAGAAACAGCTTGAAATCATCCTTGAGTGCATCAAGGACGTTCATCATACACCTTTCAACTTGCCAAATGACATTCCATATTGGGAATACATTTTGTTCATTCGTTCAAGTTCTTTACCTGCAGCCTTAGTGCCTTGACGACGCAATGTTTCAGCGTGATCTTTAAGGATTTGACGATCAGAATCACTAAGGTAACCAGCAATCTTCATCTCATTGCGCTTAGAAGCAGCTGTATTGGATGTTTTCATGGATTATGGTAGAATATACGTAAGAGCGCCTAGAGGCCCCTTGTAGAGGCTACTAGGCACCAATGGTGAAGGTTTAATCAGCAAGCTTTACTCGCGGTTTGATGTAGGCATTGTGGATACGTTCCACACGACCAATACCAGAAGTAATAGAGCGTAGTTGTTGTTGAGGATCCTTAGGTCTAATCCTCATCTCAGGATCATACGGCATGTTCATCAATGCCCCGATATTAAGTGAAGCATTTTTGGCTGGAAAGTAACCATGCCCCACTTGAGCACGACCCATAGGATTTTGACCGTTGATGTATCCAATCTTTAGGTCACGCAGTAGTTGTTGTATCTTCTCTTGAATAGTTTGTTGTTTAGGGTTAGGCATCAGATGTCCCTATTACCAAATACTTTACTAAAAGCACTTCTAATAGGATTAACAATAAAGTACTGAGCTTCATTTGTAATCCTAGCACCTACCGGGTTAACTACTTTATTAACCTTGGGCATTAAGTTAGTAACTTGTTGTACCGTCTGTTGTATGGCTTGCTGTTGCTGTTTAGTAGCAGCACCCATGCCACGTTTAACTTCACGCCATTGACCACCTTTCTGCTCTAAACCATAACCAGGTTTATCCATTAAGGTATTGGTATCAGTGTTAAGTGGTCGTAACTTACCACCAACATTTACCATGGTAATAGCCGGCTCAGGA